GGCTAGAAGGGAAAGCGTTGGAGCGTCAAGTTAGAACTAATAAGAGCGAACCGATACAGGTAATGGTAATAGATGAATGAGTATAACATAACCTTAAAAAAGAACAAAGGTAATATAAAGTTCTTTACTGATAAGTCTGTGCAATCATTGGCTTGGGGTAATCTTGTTAGCTATATAGATGAATTCTTATATAAAAACAGAAATAGTTATTCTTTTTTTTATGGAGAGTTTTCTATGCGGCTACATTGTTTTTATAATATACAAAATAAAATAAAAGACCAGTATAAAACATTTATGGACATGTTAGGCGGTTTGGGTTGCACTGGTAAAATATTCCAGGTAAATGAAGAGCAAACATATTTAAATGACCTGGATAAAGATTGCTACGAATTGTTGATTAATAATTTCAACCCTGATAATATAACTAATCAAGATTCTAGTAGCTATGATTTTAAAGATGAATACGACCTGGTGTTAAGTGACTTTAATAATTTGACTATAGCCAGGACTGAATCAGACTATAAAACATTTTTAGACGGCATGTTTAATAATGCTAAAAAGTTCGTTGTTATTACTGAGTGTTCGATATTTCATTTAAAATACGGCAGGAAGTCTTATGAAAATTATGAGCGGTTAATGGGAGTTGTAATGGATGAGCATACAAAGAAAGGTTTTTTCAGAGCCTTAAAAAAATATTATCAAAAGCTATATCCAGAATGGCACTTGGTGCATATTGAGTATTTCCACGCCAGTGCCTACCTTTTATTTGCTAAAACCGATTCAAAGCTGACTATCAATCTGAATGATAGAAGCGATATGATTGCGGAGCCACCAGTTAGCATATCTGAGAACCAATTAAGTTTATATGATTAAATGGAAACTAAACACAATAAGAAAACAAATACTGCAAAACCAATCGAGGTTCAAGGTCATTGTAGCTGGTCGGAGATGGGGGAAGACTGTACTGTCACTTATGTATTTATTGAAAGACCCATTTCAGCAAGCAGAACGGAGGTGGTTTATTACCCCGACCTACAGGCAAGGAAAGATGATAGTGTTTCCTGTACTTCGACAAATGTTCCAAGGATTTGTTGGTGCTAAACTAAACGAAAGTGAGATGTCTGTTATGTTTGATAACGGAGCAGAGTTGGCAGTTAAGGGAGCAGACAACGAACATAACCTAAGAGGTGTTGAGCTAACAAAGTGCGTAATGGATGAGATGGCTTACATCAAACCTCACGTCTGGGAAGAGATTGTCTATCCCATGTTAGCCACTACCCAGGGCAGTGTATTATTTATCGGAACACCTAATGGGTATGATGTGATGTATGATTTATACACCAGGGGGCAAGCAGAGGCAGATTGGGAGTCCTGGCAATTTACAACTCTTGAAGGAGGGTTCGTACCTGCTGATGAGATAGAAAGAGCTAAAAGAACTATGGATCCTGTATTATTTAGGCAGGAATTTGAAGCTTCTTTTGAAACAACAGGTAATAGAGCAGCATATAATTTTGATAGAAATGTGCATGTAAAACAAGCAAAAGAATTATCTACTACATTATGGTGGGGTGTTGATTTTAATGTGGATTATATGACAGCAGTCTTAGCATGTCAGTATAGTGATGGTACTATACATTATTTTGATGAGTTAAGACTTAAAAATAGCAACACTGAAGAACTGGCTGTTAAAATGAAGAGTATAACTCCCAGTGTTGAGTGCTATCCTGATCCCGCTGGTTCTGCCCGATCTACTACCTCAAGACGTTCCGATCACCAAATACTCAGAGACCACGGGTTTTCCATACGTGCAAAGAAATCGCACCCCAGCCATATTGATAGATTAAATGCTTTGAATAGAAAATTATTAGACGCAGAAGGGAATATAGGTATGACAATAGATCCCAGTTGCGTACATTTAATTAAAGACCTTGAACAATGTCAAAGAGATAAAAGGGGAGGACTAGATAAGGCTGACATGGAGCTGACACATGCTCTGGATGCGTGTTCTTATGCAATTAGTTATAAATTCCCAGTTCTTAAGAGAATTGGTATAAGTAAAGGATGGTAAAGTATGTATAGTTTTGGTAGGACAGTAAACCAAGTAGTTATTCCCGAGTTATCTGAACAGATAATATTGAAAACATTAACAGACGCAGAAAAAGCATTTGAAGATGAAAAAGACGCAGAAAGGAAAACAGCATTAGATTTTTATTATAATGAAAATTTAGATAAACATCTTGAACAGTGGTTCAATAGTGAATCATTACAACAAATACCTACCTTTCCCCAGAAAATAGTTCCCAGGTTTGCCAGGGCTAGAATGATGCTATATAAAGACCCACCAAAAAGATTAATCAATGGACAAGAAGATGATGATTACAGAGAAAAAGCTTACATGTTAGATAATAAAGCCAGGCAATTCTCAGAGTTAGCTTGGTTATTAGGGCATTGTCATTTAAAAACTAGGTATAATGAAAGAAGAGAAAGATTAGAATATGAGATACTGCCTTTCGTAAAAGAATATTACATTGATGGAGAAACTGAACCTTATGGCTATAGTTGGGAAATAGATAAAGGTTCGGGTAATGACCGCATGTTTGTTTTTTGGTCTGAAGATAGAGAAGGAATCCCTGGGATGCATTTTAAATTTAGTCAAAAGGGAAACAGAATAGCAGTGGTGGGTAATGAAGATATGATTAACCCCTACGGCATAGTTCCAGTAAGCAGAGTTGAATATGCTAGTACGTCGCAAGACGTGGTCAGAGCTGCAGTGCAAATAGGTATAGCTATGACTGAAATAGCTTTGAGTGTACGCAGTAGATTAGGGCAACCAGTTTTTACAGGGATAGACGAAGGGCAATCAGTTATTAAATCAGGAATAGATTCAGCTTTGATATTGCCAGAGGGGGCAACCTTTCAATACGTATCTCCTAGCGGTGGATTAAATGAAATGATAGACAGTGTGAAATCAATGGCTAATCAAACCGCAGAAAATAATCACCTAAGGATAAGATGGGGTGAGTCGGGAGGCAACTCACCCTCGGGTGAAGCACTCAGGATATTAGAAATAGAGAACCTTGAATCTCGTGAATCTGATATACCTTTATTTAGGGACTGGGAGCAGCAAAGATATCAAATAGATAAAACAGTGCTAGAAGTGCACAGGGCTGGTAATTTTAATGAGAATTATTCTGTTGACTTTGGAGAAGTCACATTTCCTATGTCTCCACAGGAAGAGCGTGAGTGGTTAGATTGGAAAATGGCTAAAGGGTTAATGACTAAAAAAGAATTATTATTATACTTTAACCCTGATATGAGTGATGAAGAATTAGAAGCCAAGATGAATGAAGTCAAGGAAGATAGAACTGCAGAAGCAGAAGCTGAAAGAGAAACGCAACAAGCAACACAACCAGCATTTGAAGGATTGAGAAAACTTGGCACAGTTGGTTCGTAAGCACATTGAAAAGCTAGACATGTTAGAAGAAGTAATTGCAGAAAACGCTGATAACATTTTAAAAGTTATTGATTTAGATGAGTTTTTAAAAGACCCAGAAGGCTATTTGTTATTACTAGGTGATGCATTTTTAAAAGAACATATAGATGAAATAGAAAAAGCTGCTCAAGAAGGTAAAAAATTCGCTGATAATATAATTAGTAAAATATGAAAACCGACATCAATATAGCAAAAAACTTCAACCTTAATAATATTACTTTAGATTTAAGCAAAGAGCTAAATTACGCTGGTGACATAATTGTAAAAGACCATGTTGCTAGATTAGAAAGAGGACAAGACGCTAACGAAAAGCAAATGAAGCCACTGGCAGAATCAACAATAAAAGCTAAGGGATTCAATCAAATATTAGTAGAAAAAGATAAAATGAGGCACCTAGTTAGGACTAAAGCCAGTGCGTCTAAGCAAAGCGTAACTATTAAGCCAGGGGATAAAGAGAAAAGGAAGGGCGGTTTAACTAATATTGAAATAGCTGCATTTCACCAAGAAGGCGGTCCCAATTTGCCTAAAAGAGAGTGGTTTGGTATAAGTAGGAAAGCTGAAAAGAAAGCAATGGATATGGTAGAAAAAAGAATAGATAAGATGATTAAAAATGCCTGACTTAACTTTAACAATTAGCAATCAAATGAGTAAAGTTGCCGCTGAAACAACTATGGACTTACAGCAATTAATTTCCACTATGAAACAAACTGGCATGGCTGATAAAGAAATAAAAACCATGCTTATGAATGATTTGACTGGGGGAGGCAGGTTGTTTGGTAATTATAGAAACCAAATTAAAAATACGGTAAAAACAGGCGTAGGAATATCAGCCTCTAACTCATCAAGGCAGCAGTTTGAATCAGCTGGGATAACGGAATATAGGTGGGTTGCAATAGGTGATAAGAGCGTGTGCACTGATTGTGAACGTAGAAGCGGTGAAGTGGAAACTATGGATTTTTGGAAAACAGTTGGGTTGCCTCAATCTGGATTTTCAATATGTCGTTATAATTGCAGGTGTCAATTAATACCTGAAAAATATATTCAAGGTGTTGATGATGAAGATTTAGAAAAACCCATTTTAATCAAAGACCCAGATTTAAAAACCCCTGCCAATTTAAAAGAGTTGGGAGCAGCTATAAAAGTTAATCCTGGCACATTAGAATCTTACAGTGATGTAATATCAAATATAATTACAGACCCCAGGTACGATAAAGAAGCTAAAATAAGAATGTTGAAATCAGCTTTCTTAGGTAATAAAAGTTTAAAAAAACTGGGCAATAGAAGCAGGGAGTTAATTTATATATATACAAAAAAACAATATGATCCTAAAAATTTTAAAGCTACGACGAGAATTAAAGCCTATGAAAAAAATAAATCAGTTGTGTTGACTGAAGCAGATAAAGCCGTAGTAGAAAATTACACTGGCACGGGTTATATTGGAATTAATAAAGCTTTAAGAGGTTTAGATGGGTATGATAAAAAACCTTGGAGCGAAATGCCTATGGCTGTAACAAAACTTGGAAGCGTTACCAACTTAGAAGATTATTTAATAAAAATGGAAACAGCTTTAAATAAAATGGTGAGGTGGGATGCAGATTCGTACAGGGGTGTAAAATTATCTTCGATGAAAAATGTTTTTAAATTTATAGAAGATTTCGGAGAATATAAAGTTGGGGATAACTATGTAAATAAAGGGTTTATTTCAAGCAGCACCTCCAAGGGCACTGCTGTAAATTGGGCTGGAACAGAAAAAAATGCAATTATAACAATTAAAGGTAAAAATGGAAGGTACGTGGCTAATTTTTCTAGTCACGGAGGCGAGAATGAAGTTTTATTTATGCCCAACAGTAGATTTAAAATAGAAAAATTAGAAGTCACTTACAGGGATCTGCATATGGATGAATTAAAAACAGTTGGCATGGAAGATTTTTTAGTGGAGTACCCTCAGTATGTTCAAAAAGAATTTTTATTACAAGATTTAAATATTGAAATTATTTTAAGGGAATTATAATGAGTGCAAAAGAACAAGCTCAAAATGATTTTTATGTAGACAAAAAAATTGCTTGCACTGATTGCGTGCATTTTAATGTGGGTAAAATTATTCCTAGTTGCAATGCTTTTTTAGTTAAGATACCAGATATTATATGGAAAAA